CCGCTGCGCCGCTTCGTCGCCGTGCTTTTGCTTAACAGACTCGATTAGCGCTTTCGCTAGTGAGTGATCCCCGCGTGTCGCAGCATCCGCAGCCGCCAGGAATCGCTCCCAGCATTCAGAACGGGATCGAGTAGTCATGCTCGGTAAACTTGATCTCGAATTCTCCGTAACCGGGTAGCAGGCTCATTGCGCGCTCAGTTATCCGCGCAACATCGCGCAAGGAAATGCGTTCGCATGGATCGCCATCAAACATCTGTGCATGAAAATCGCGACCCTGAGCGAGGCAGAGGATGAAACTGGATAGCGCATAGCGTTGCGTGAGAGGCTGTTGCCAAGTCGTTTCAAGGATGACCATCGGCTGATCCTTGTCGTCGAAATACATCGTGCAGACAAATTTGCCGTCATCCGTCGTGATCAGATCCACCATCCCGAATCTCGTGGCGAGAGTCGACTGTTTCTCTTCCTGTGCCGCCGATTTGGTTCGACTGGGCGAAACCTTTAGACCGGCTTTACGCAAAACTTCCAATGCCGCAGATGCTCCGCTCATGCTGTTTCTCCGATTGGTGCGCTGTACGGGACGTACACATAGGGGCGGCGCGCGTCATGGGTGCTGAACTGCATGCACGCCCGGTTAAAGAAAAGGGCTAGCGCCCTGTGCTGGGTCTCGCCGTTGCGAGCCTTCCAGAGCGTCAGGAACGCATCGGGCTTATCGGTCGCCGGGTCTCCATCCTCTTTCTGGGCCGACCAGACCGAAAACACGTTGTCCGCGGCGTCGGTGATCTTTGAGCTACCGGCCACATCCATCTTCCCCGGCGTCTCGGTCTCGTCCCGACCCTTGCGCGGGTGAGCAACGAGGTGCACATGCACGTTCAGCCCGCGAGCGAACGACGCGAGTTTTCGCATCGCCTCCTTCTGCGCGCTCATGGCTCCTGCGCCGTCTTCGGGTACGTCAGTCATCATCAGACTGTCGATGACGAAGTGCCGGATGCCGTATCGCTTGAATCCGTAGCTGAAGACCGTGAGCAGGCGGTCGATTGACGCCGTGCCGACCAGATCAAATAGCCACATGCGGTCGCGCAGCCACTCGCCCATTGCATCGAGATACCCGATCGCGGGGCGATCGACGCCTCCGAGCTGCTTCGCCATGCGCTTGCCTTGCCGCTCGGGTTTCATTTCCCCCGAGAACACGCATACGCGCTCGCCCTGGTGCATCAGGCCAATGAGCACCTGATTGAGCAGCAGGCTTTTGCCGTGGCCGTTGTAGCCGGTCCAGACGGTCAACTCGCCATTGCGGAATTCAAACCACGTCTGCGAGACGCCGCAGAACGTCAGGAATGGACTCGACTGCTCATCCTGCGCTGGGTAGAACAGCGCCTTGACGCCGCCCCAGAAGTCGGAGAACGGCCGCAATTCCTCCGGATCGAACGTCCTGGCCTGCGAGAAGCACCGTTCGAAATCTTCAGGCGTCGCGCCAGCCAAGAGGTATTCGTTCGCGTCCTTCTTCGGGAAGGTCACGACCTTGCAGCGCTCCAAGCCGATCCGGTTCGCGACTTCCTTCGCGCCCTTCTGGCCTGCTTCGTCGCTGTCGTAGCAGAGGTAGATCTCGCTGAACCGCTCCAGGCGCTCGAAATCATTGTCGAGCCATTGGTGATTGCCGGCTCCAGCGTTGACCGACAGCGCCGGGATTCCGACTTGGTGCAGCGTCATGGCGTCGATTTCGCCCTCGGCGATCGCGACCTTGCGCGCCTTCGGGTCGATCAGATGCCAGCCGAACAGGCAGGGCTCTGCGCCGGGTTCCTGGCGCATCTCCTTTTTGTCGGCGATGTTGCGAGTCTTGATGTTGATCAGTTCGCCCTCGCGAAGATACGGGAACAGCACGTACAGGTTGCCCTTGCGCTCATCCTCGCGAACGTGGAAGGCATCAATCGTTGCTTGCGTCAGGCCGCGATTCGACAGCCACTCGCCGACGACAGAGCGAGGGGCCTGGCGCTTCGCCTTGGCGGGTCGCTTGTACATCGGCATTTCGCGAGACGGCATTTCATCGCGCACCCCGAGGAACCGCATCGCTTCGCGCATCGCCTCGGTGATCGACAGCGCGCGGCATCGCATCCACAGGTCGAGCAGGTCTCCAGAATCGCCGGTCGAGAAGTCCGACCAGATGCCGCGCTTAGCGCCAGTCAGTCGCACCTTGAGCGACTTCCCTACCTCGCCGGCGACCGATCCCACGCACCACTCCCCGCTTTGCTTCTTGCCTTGTGGAAGCAAGTACTCGGCGATCGACGCCGCTTGCTCCGCCATCAGCTTGCTCAGTTCGCCAGCGTTCACGCTTCCACCTCGATTCGTTTTCCGTCACGCCACAGGTATGCGGTCCTTGGAGTGCAGCCCGCATTCGTCGCCTGCCAATCTTTTTCGAAGCCTGCCGCTTTCCACCACTCATCGCCCGATTCGATTGACTGCCCCCAAGCCTCCGCGTAGTGCGCGCCCGGACCGAAGAACGTCGCCGCCTGCTTCACGTACCGCGTGCCGATCATTTCCTTCGCCTTGCAGTAGGCGGCGTAACGCTTGACGCCAGCCAGCAGATCAGCCGGCGCAACGCCAGAGCCGACACGCGCATTCCACGCCTTCAGAGCATCGGTCTTGGAGTTACCGCCATCACGCTTCGGGTACAGCCCCCACGCTTCATCGAATTCCGGGTCGGCAATCACCCGTGTCTTTTGTTGGTTGTCTTTTGGAAGGTTGTCTTTTGTGTGTACCGATTTGGTACTAGCGACCTGTACCGAATCGGTACAGGGGGTGTACCGATTTGGTACTAGTACCGATTCGGTACACCCCTGTACCATTTCGGTACTACCCTGTACCGATTTGGTACTAGTCCAGGACCCGTATCGCTTGTTTATTTCGACCACGGTTCCGAACCTTCCGGACTGCTTGAAGATGACGTTCATGTCGGCCAATTCACCCAGCACAGCGGCCACGTGCGGACGGGCAAGTCCGCAGGCTGCGCCAATCTGCGAGGCCGATATGTCGTCGCGCTTCTTGTTGTAGCCGTACGTCTTCCGAACGATTGTCATCAGAACCTTCAGTTGCCTAGCCGAAAACGGATACGCCAGAATTGCGTCGAACAATTCGTTGGCAATGCGGGTGTATCCGTCTTCGAGTTGCGGGGTCGCGTCTTGCACGAGTTGCCTTCACTGCCTACCGCGGATCATTCGAACGAGCGACTGACAGAGCAAATGAATCTGCTGCCGCTTGCTTTCCTTGTTCTTCAACTGACCGACGTTGCGCGCCATCTCCATCTGGTGTTGCTTATCGGCCGCCTTCGTATCGAAATCGCGCTTCATATCCATACCCTCCAAGGGCAGAACAGCATGTACACCCAGATCAGGAACCCGGCCACGTCGACCTCCTTATGTTCGCTACCAAACGCCAAAATTCAGTTATGTTTGATGCAGCGCAAATCGAATTACTTTCAATCCGGTAAGGTGTCGAGACTGGCAATCTATTTGCCCAACGTCTTACGGTATGAAAAAACAAGCTAAAGTCGAAAAGCCCGCTACCGCCCTCGGCAGCATCGATTTCTTTTCAAGGTTCACTCGCTTGTTTGATTTCCCCGTTTAGGCCGCTCGCGATTCCAACTCTTTCACGCGCTGACGCAGCACCATCAATTCAAACTCGTCCGTCTCAAGCAACTTGCAGCCGGCCTGCATTGCCTCGTATTGCAGCGGCGCGCGGTTCCCACACAGACGCATCAGCGCCAGCCGCTTCGTCGTCGGGAAGCCCGCTTGGCCCTGCATCATTCGGCTGAAATGCCCCTTGTCGATCGACAGTTCCTTGCCGATGAATTCGTGTGTGAAGCGGCTCAACTGGATGCACAGGCGGATCGCGTCGAGTTCGTCTTCGCACATCTTCACCAGATCGATCGGCGCATCATGTAGCTTCTTTGGTTCCCCGAGTACCGCCATTTCGCGCTGCTGCATTTCTTCGCCCCTTGTTTTGTGCTGCGTTGCAACTGGTTGATTTGAGTTGACGGTCCCAGGCAAACAAAATGGCGCAATGCACAACACGCCATTAAAAACTGCTATGCGCTACTGCCTATACCTACGTCTGATTGCGCTTGTTGCCACGCTTCCTACAATCCCGTCACGCGCGAGCGCGAGACTCGTTGGTCTTTCTAGTGCTGCCGGACAACTTCCGCTTCTCTACTTTTCGATCAGGAGTTCCGGCCGGCGGCTGAACATCGTCTTGAGCATCCGGGGTTTCGAGCGGTGGCCAACCGATCAGATCGTCACGACTTTCGCCCGTCAGGAGTGCTACCTTAGTGCAGTGCTCTGGGGGGACTCGCCCCGACTTTCTCCACTGCTGAATGACCTGGTAACCGGACACACCAACTTGTCTGGCCATATCGGAGAGAGACTTGAAGTGCGCGATAGCGCGCTCAAGCGATTCATTTGGT